GAGGGGTGCATTGACCCACCGGCGCGGTTTGCTTGCCGTGCCGGTGCGCTCCCAATTGCTTCAGCCGACGTGGAACGCCGCACCTTTCCAAATACTATTTCACCATTGTTGTTGAACGCTGTGTGGTGCGCGACAAAGAGGTAATCATCGTCGCCAGGTGTCGTGCCAGTCAGCTGCGCATCGCTCGTCGCACTGGCTTCGATCTGGCGATAGCGGATCGCGTATTTGACGAGGTCGTGGTTGCCCTCAGCAAATAGCGCCTTCACGAGCGGCCAGTTGACGTTGTCATTGTCCGCCTTGCCGTCCCAGGCCTTGCCGATGGACTGACGCGCCGAGATGCGCGCCTTTTGCTTCTTGATGGCTTTGGCCTCGGCCCGAGCGGCGCGAGCTTTAGACGAGATTTCAGACTCAAGCGCCACTGGCGCTCTGGCAGAAACGGCATTCATTGGAAGTCTCCACAAAGGGAGTGAAACGGACCCGCAAGACGGGCGGTGGGGCTGGCGGCTCCCGACTCGCGCTCGATGGGCGCGATATCACAAGATATCAAATCAGGCGGCCGCGTCAAGGGATGTCGCGGGGGCGTTATCATTCGCCGGGAGACGTGCCGCGACGAGAGCCAGGGTGAGAGCTGCGGCTTCCTGTTCGCTGGCGGGCTGCATGACGATCACCTCGAAACCAAGCGCCTTCAGTTCGGCATGTGCCGCTTTCTGCTCGACGCTCACCGTTCCGCCCTTGGCTTTGAACTCAATGAGCAGGAGTTTGCCGCCGGGCAGGTAGACGCGGAGGTCAGGCTCACCGGGATTCATCCCGGTTGCTGATGCAAGCCCGGCCTCTCTTGGCGAACGGCGTCCGGCATTCATGTCGCCGGCAACCCGGATGTTCCAGCCGTTGTCCTTGGCCCGGCGCAATGCCGTAACCGCGGCACCTTGCAGGCGCCATTCGGGAGTCCTCGGGGTAATGTTGGCTTTCGTAACGATCGGGCGTCGGGTGGCTCGCATGGGGATTTCCTTTATTCAGATTGTCCCGCGTATAAGAGAACCCCCCCCTCCAAATGACCTCTTTTTATAAGGAAGAGGTTTTTTTGGAATAATAGAATATATAGGGTGAAAGCCTTACGGGGTAACGGTTTGAGTCATTCCAAAACGTCTGGTTTTGGTCTGGATTATTGGAATAGAAACGGGGCGTACATTCTATATTCTAAGAATGTTCCAGCTATTATTCTGTCTCCTCCTCATCGTCTGAAACCGCGAAGTACCGCACGCCAGGGCGCCCTATTGCGCTTGCGCGACCTTCGATCTGCCTCGATTGCTGGAGGTATTTCAGAGCCGCTTCCTGCTCGTGCGGGGTTGCCGACGAGACACCCTTGCGAACGATCAGCTTAGACAGCGGTATGCCCGCGTTGCCGGCGGCCACAACAGCAGCCAGAACGGCCTTCCACAGCGACTCGAACTGTGACCCGGCCATATGCCGCGCAATCCCCATGTCGAGGTTGTCTAGCGACCGCTGCACGAGCGCGTAGCCCCATTGGATGTCCTCTGCCGTCACGCGAGGCGCCGCGGGGTCCCTGGAGATCGCCCGCAAGGTGGCTAACTTCTGGGTCTGTTCCGCCGCGCGTCCGACAATCCCATGCTTGCCGGGGTCCTCGTCGGTTGACGACACTTGCCAGTCTTCCACCTCGTCGAATACGCGCTCTGCTTCCGAGTCGTCCCATGGAACGGCATAGATCGCCGGCCGCTTCAGCGGGTCGCGCCAGGTCGCCTTTGACAGGTTTCCGGTCAGAGCGGGAAATTTGTCGGGGAGCGACTTCACGAACGCAACCAGAGACGGGGGCGTGATGAACGTCGGCGGGGTCTTCTGCTTCTGCCCCCGCTCGTGCGCAGAAACGACCAGAAGGCGGGCCAGGAAGCCATCTGACAAGCTGGAGGCAGATATCCCCTCATAGAACGACGTAGGCGTTGAGAAGCCTAGAACGGACATCGTAGGGGCATGGATCGGGTCAACCGGGCGGTTAGGGTCCGCCGTCTCCTTCCCCATCCAGATCCCGTCGCCGCGACTCTTCGTGTAAAGCTCGAGCAGCGCCTTCCGCACCGTTTCAGCATGGCTCGACGCCTTGTTCCCGTTGATTCCCTGGAGGAGGTAGCCGAACTCGTCCCAAATCATCAGCTTGCACGGGTCGCGCCGCACGATCTTCTCGATGGCCGACTCCGATGAGACGCTAGCGCCGATGAGGTAAGGCAATCCGCAATCGGTGATGATCGTCTTGACCACGCTTTGCGGGTGCTCCTTTCCGAACGACGGTGGGGCCAGCCCCACCAGATAAAGATTCAGCCCGAAGCCTGACGGTCCGACGTAGCGCCGGCCAAAGATCGCCGAGCAAAGTCCGATCGCCCCGAGGACAGCGAATTCTCTGGACGGCCGCCGCGCGGTATCGGCAATCTGTTGTGCAACCGCACCCAGAATCCCCCCGCATGCCCGAGGGTCGAACGGATCGACCGACGCCCGCGGGGCCGCAACAGCGTCGCGGGGAATGTCAGGGATGTCGGGCTGTGGCGTCGGGGCGAGAGCGACGGCAGTTCGCGGGCGCTGCTTCAGCAGCATGGGGGGCGGCTCGATTATGCCCAGCTCCTTCGCCAGCCACTCATAGGCCGTGTACCAGTCACACGCGAACGCCGCTTTTACGATGTCGATTGGGCTGTAAGCCTCGTTCGTCCCAAAATCCTTGATGCCCTCAGGGTGGAAAGAGAGATTGAGCTTGCGCAGATGGTCGGGGCGCCCCGTGCTACTCGGGCGAAACGACGGAACCGCCTTCCACCCCAGCCCGAGCCGCTTGGTTTTTGGCAACAGCAGGCCCGGCACCCACCGCATGTCCGCCATTGCCTTGTCGTTTACCTCGCGCCATGGCGTGTCCATGTCGGACGATTGGCCGGAAGGCGCACGGACGGGCGGCGCGACATAGCCGAACGGTTCCAACACGGCTTCGAGTTGGTCCGCGATGTCGTCGGGTAGCTCCGGCAGGTCTTCGGGTGACAGGTCGGCGAGGTGCTCGCTTCCCGCCATCCATTCGTAGGGCTGCAACGTGTCCGGGTGGATCGTTGGCGGGAGTACCGTCTGCCGGCCATACGCCAGGAGGTCGAGCACGCGCGTTCCGCCGAGGTTGTAAGCCTTGGATGGGATTGCGCCGGTCATCGTGCCATCGGCCGCTGGCCGCTGAACGTTGCCGCGGTAAAACAATGTTCGGCCCTTCTGCCCGCGCTTCGCTACCGGCGACGGCGGAAGCACCGACATGATAGCGTCGGAGATGGTCGGGTCGTCGGTGTCAATGTCAACCGCCACCACGCCCGCGAACCCGAGCACGAGGCAAACGCCCGCGTCCTTCCACTTCTCGTAGATGGGCACCTCGTATTCGGTCGGCAGGCGGTCGCAGAAACGCGACCAATCCATGAGACCGTACCACTCACCAAAGCGAACCTCTCCAGGCCGCTTTGTTCCGGGCCGGCATGGGATAGCAGAAAACCCTTGGTCGACGAGCTTGGCGCCGGTTAGCGAATACGGAGACTGGTTGCCCATGTGGCGCCCTCCAAGAATGAAATGATGGTGCCGGCCGCGAAGGCAGGGCGGATGTGGAACCATTCGCCATTGCCTCGATGCGGAGCGAACTTTTCGTGCATGCGCTGCTCGAGCGACAGAGCAGCGGCGCGCGTGCGCATGTCGAACCACCAGTAATAGAATGGTTCGAAAGGTGAGTTTGTAGATAGCGACACAAACCGGCGAGCGGGATCGGACGTGATACCAATCTTGCAGAGCGGGAGCACTTGCCGGTCCCTGTCGAAAAGCCCGACGACGTAGACCATCTGGCAGCCGGGGCGGATGGTGTGAGCGAACCCGGTGCCGAGCCGGGCGCCCTTGGTTACGAGTCTCTCCATCAAAATGGCGCCCTATGTTCGCGGATCTGCTTGCGGATGCTGTTGCCTACGGCCAGCCACGCGCGCTTGACGAGCATGCGGGCTTCGATGTCGGTGAATGTTGATAGATCATATTTCCCGATCTCATCGAGGTATTCACCGACCGCCTCTAGACCGCCCTCCAGCGCGTTAACTTCGAACATATCGAGCCGCTTGGTGGAGCGGATCTGTTCGGCGATTAGGCTGCACTCCTGGCAGAGCCAACGGGGGTTGCGCGCGTCACCCACCCCCAGGCCGGTTGCATGGCGTTGGCAAACGAAGCAAGTATCGGGCTCGTGGTTCATGCCGTTGCTCCTGCAGCGAAGAGACCGGCCTGCACGTTATCGTTCTCCGCTTGCACCGGCTGTTGCTGCGCAACTGCCCAAGCAATGCGGGCTTCGGCTATCGGGATGTATTCGGCTTCGCGTTCCATGCCCACGAACTGGAAGCCTTCAAGAACAGCCGCCTTGCCGGTGCTTCCGCTGCCCATGAACGGATCTAGCACGACACCGCCGGGTGGCGTGACCAGCCGGCAGAGCCATTGCATGAGAGCAGTTGGCTTGACGGTCGGGTGGGTGTTGGCGCGGGGCATAGTGGGGCGATCGCCGTCCCGAAGAGCGCCAACGTCGGCGTTGGCGCTCGCTTGCATATGCTCCAGCCCCTCGTTGCGGTCGCGCTTGCTCGCCTTGGCTGAATAGAAGAAACGTGCGGCTGAGCCGGAGTCGTTGCGCTTGGCGGATGCGACACGACCGGCAAACTCTCCGTAAACTCCCGCCGTTACGCTGCTCGGCTCCGTTCCCTTGACATCGCCCTGCTGCCCCTTGCTATCAGGGAACATCCCCACAACCTCGTCGCTGCCGTCGTGGATAATGTTGGCGGGGAAACGGCCGGTGCCGCCGCCCGTCACGAGGTCAGAACGGCCGCCGTCGCCTGACCATTTCCCGCCTTTGATATCTTTCCCCTGCGGTCGAGCGGTGTCCTCAACCCCCGCCACCCGGCAGCCATCGATATTGATCGCCCCCGTGCCGTGCGCGATCACGTTCGCGGCGACCGTACCGATCAGCGGCTTGCGGGCAAAGATGATCGGTTCCCATGCTGGTTTCAGCGCCGTGCCCCAACCTTGCCACGCCTGCGCCGCAGGCGTGATCGGCTCGCCCTTGTCAGTGCGCTCATAGTTCCCGCCGCTCATTGCGCCATTGTCGGTCTTTACGTCGCCAGCCTTTCCGCGCCAGTGTCCGGCCCTCTTGTCTATGTCCTTCGCGACATCATGCGACTTCGGGAACCCCGTCCCGTAAACCCACGCCAATTGATCGCGAATCTCAAACCCCGAGTCCTCGATCGCCACGGCCAGCCGGTGATAAGTCCGCGTGCCCGAGAACGCGACGACGTGCCCACCCGGCTTCAGCACGCGCAGACATTCGGCCCAAAACTCCGTCGCGAACGCGACTTCGCCAGTGTCCCATGCTTTCCCCATAAAGCCGGCCGTCGCGCGTGCATACACGTCGCCCTGTGCCGGTGCAGCGTTCGCCCCGCCGAACCGCTTGACGATCGACACCAGCGCATAAGGCGGATCTGTCACAATCGAGTCCACGCTGTTGTCCGCCATGCCGCGCAGCGCATCCCGGTTGTCGCCGCCGTAAAGCGTCACGCGCCCATTGTGTTGTTTTGTGGTGGTAACTTCGCCGGCCATTCTCGTCATGCTGCCTCTCCAATTTCTTCCCGCGCCGCCCGAACGTCGGTGACTTCGTAGTATTTCCCCGCTGGCTTCACGCTGATTTCCGCTGTTGGCGCTAACTCCTCGCTGCGCTCCAGCCACTCCGTCACACTCTTCGGGCAAGGCAGCGCCCCTCCGTGCTGGACCCAGAACCGATCGGCCTTTTGCTTGGCGAATCCCTTGTGCTCGGGACACAGCCACAACTTATGAATCATCAAGTTGACGGCGAACTCGGCACGCACACTGTCGGTGCCCCCCGGCTTGTCGTGGTACTTGAACTTTCGCCACATGACCGGCAGCCAAGCCGCGGCGGCGCTACTCAAGATCGGCCCGGCGTCTGCCGTCGCCTTGTGCTTCGGGTGCTCCTCGAACTCGAACGGGTGCCCGCAGTCGACGCACTCGCGGGCTGCCGCATGCACAATGCTATGGCACGCTGGGCACACCTTCACTGGCGCCTCGCCATCGCCCTTGCCAGGCTTGCGCGCCCTCACATCGTCAACCGGCCCGTGCGTCCGCACCCATCCGGCGAAGTCAAGCACGAGGCAATTAGTCTTTCCAGGTGCGAGCCGCGTACCGCGCCCCACGGCCTGCACGTAAAGGCTTGGCGAGAGTGTCGGCCGTAAAGCTGCAATCAAGTCCACGCCAGGCGCGTTGAAGCCGGTAGTCAACACGCTGTTGTTCGTCAGGCAGCGAACACGGCCCGCCTTGAAGTCCTCAATTATGCGGCGGCGTTCCTGCTTCGGCGTTTCGCCCGTGACCGTCTCGCAAGAAATTCCTCGTGAACGGATCTCGTCTCGAACGTGCAAAGCGTGCTCAACCCCAGAACAGAACGCCATCCATGACCGCCGGTCGCGACCATAGGCCACGATTTCGCTAACAGCTGACTCAGTGGTCGCATCTCGATCGACAGCAGCCTGCAAAGCGCCAGTAACATAATCTCCACCTTTCTTCTGTACGCCCATGAGGTCGAATCCCGTCTCAGTCGCCTTGGACACGAGGGGCGAAAGAAACCCGTCGCGGATTCCGTCCGCGATGCCGTAGGTGTAGATCACCTTGTCAAACAGCCGGTCGTCGCCTTCATCCAGACGGCCGGAGCCGAGTCGGAATGGGGTCGCCGTCAGTCCGACAATCTTCATGTCGGGATTGATGGCGCGCAGGTCAGCGATAAACCGTCCGTACATCGTATTCGACTTCGGCGGGATAAGATGCGCCTCGTCCACCAACAGCACGTCGACGTGGCCGATCTGTTGGGCCTTGGAATGAACGGTCTGAATCCCCGCGAAGATGATTTGCGCTTGGGAGTCCAGCCGGCCGAGGCCAGCCGAATAGATCCCGGCAGGCGCAAACGGCCAGACGCCCAGCAGTTCCTTGTAGTTCTGCTCGATCAGCTCGGCGACGTGGGTGACGATCACGAGACGCATGTCGCGCCAGCCAGTGATAAGACGCTCGGTGATGGCGGCCATGAGCAGGCTCTTGCCCGTGCCGGTCGCCATGTCTATCAATGGGTTGCCTGGCTCTTCGGACCAGTAGTCGAAGCGCCCGTCGAGTGCGGCTTGCTGATAAAATCTAAGCTGCATGCTCACAGCGTCACCTCCTCACAGGCCACACCGGCCTCGTTAAACAGCAGTCGCGCTGCCGTGCAGTTCTCGATCCAATGCGGCGCCGGGGGCGGGGAAACTACGGCCGCAATCCCGGCCTGAATAAGCAGGCCGGCGCAGCGCGAGCACGGCGGCAACGGCCACGTATAAACCGCACACCCTTCGACAGAGCGGCGCGCGAACAGCAGCGCATTTGCCTCTGCGTGCACGATAGTTTCGTATTTCACCGGCCGGTCGTGCAGCCTTCCATCGTCAGCGATGCCGCGCGGGAACCCGTTAAAGCCGAAGCTCACAACGCGGTTCTGTTCGTCCACGATAACCGCGCCGACCTTTGTTGACGGGTCTTTGCTCCAGCCTGCAACGTGCTCGGCCAGCCCTAAAAATCGTTGTTTCCAGTCGCCCATGCCGCCAGCCTCCCGGTCTTCCTTGCGTAGTGTCGTCTGCACGATGCGCGGTTACTCGCGCGCCCCTTTTCGCTGCGGCGATAGACTTGCATTTGCTCTTTGTGCCTGGCGATTTTCTCCGGCGTCATGAGCCACCGCCGCACCTTCGCAACTGTGATGTCGAACTCCTGCGAGAGAGCCCGCGTTGTCCAGCCATGCGCGCGGTAGATTCGCACCTGTTCGCGATGTGGCAGGTTTTCAAACTCTGGGTTGTCGGGTGTCATGCGCTGCCCCCATCAATATCTGAAAGCTGCTTCCTGCAGTACTCAGCCCGTTTAATGGCCTCATCCAACTGGCTATCCCAATGTTCTCGCTCAGACGCGCGCCACTCCTCCCGCTCCGTCTGAGACATCTCACGCCGATATGTGACGCGCACGCGCTCGTATGTTTCGCCGAATTCATAGGATGGCTCGCAATCTACTTCTGCGGCCTCCATAAACTGTGGCGGGATCTCGGCCATTGCCTCGTTGAGCGCCGCGATGAGATCCGAGAGTTTGTGAGGAACGGCCCCGCTATCCGTGCAGGCACCCCATTCCCTGACTGTTGTCTCTATCGTGTACATCACGCCGCCGCTCCTCTGCTTGCCCCATCCACCCACACGCTGCCGTCATGCATCTCGTAGGTGATGGTTTCGTTCTCTTCGTCGACATCGACTTGCCGCCCGTGCACAAGTCCAGGCAAGTGCAGGTGCACCGGGCAGCCCTGCCGCTGCTCGTCGAGCCCGAGCGGCTTGTTCCAGCGCGCGCATGACCAGTGCCCGTCTCCCGCAAACTCCGGCGTTGCGTGAATGCACGTCCGGCAATGCACGCGGACCGGCCGTTTGTCCTGGCAGACACCGCGGTGCTTGCACCACCCACATGCAAACGCGCCCTTTGCCTCCGGGTCTTCGTGCAGCTTCGACGGCGGGTCGTCACTGCGGATGATGCGCTCTGCCCTCGCGAGGATGCGCAGGCAGAACTCGGCGTCGTATTCCACGCGCTCGAAATAGCGTTCATCGTCGTTCTTATTGACGACGAGATACCCAGACCGGCCAAGGCCAAACATATGCATTCCGAGCTGGAGCTGGACAAAGTGCATCGGCTTGCCATCGCGAACGCGCTTTTTCTTCAGCTCCTTGAAGCTCTTGTCGTTTGAGCTCTTGAACTCCATCAAGTGCTCGGTCTTCGGAGCCTCAGGAATCCCCATGGCCCGGCCATCGATCTTGCCGCGAACATGCCCGGCGACGAGCCGGATGCGGTCTTGCTGGCCGAACACTTCCACTCCGATTGCCTGGAGGTCGGACACAAGGGCATCCTCCCAGCGGTCGCCGGTGCGGAAGATCGACAGTTTGCGCCCCGTGAGGCGTTCGGGCGGAGACGCCCACCGGAGGCCGTACCACAGCGCGCGGTCGCACTCGTTGCCGAGTTCACCGACTGAGATGCCCAAGCTGTCGTAATGCTCGTTCGCGTCTTCGTAGGCTTTGTAAATCGCCAGCACTGTGGCTGGCGTGATGGCGGATTGTGGGAGGGGGGCCATTAGGCGCCGAGCCCGATGATGCGGTAGGCCTCAATCACGGCCCGCGCCTGGACCCGTGCGTCGGCGAGCGCATTGTGCGCAATCTCGTCCTTTGCGAATGAACGAGGATCAACACCGGCGAGATCAAACAGCGTGCGCGTGTCGCGCGGCTCGCGAAAGTTCCACGGCGGCACACCATTTGTGGCCTTGAACGCCGCGTCGAGCATAACAACGTCGAAGAGAGGAGAGTGCGCCCATACCCGCACCGCTCCGTCACCAGAGAGCGCCCGCTCCCCTTCGATGAAACGAGACAGGCTCGAAAGCGCATCCTTTAGGGGCGATCTACCTCCGAACGTGCTTGTCCGTGCGGCGGTCTCTTGCTCCATCCACCAGAGAACGGTCGAGGCGTCGATCGTCAGGCCGCAGGTTTGCGCGTCCGCGACCGAAACGGACACCTCAAACTCATGGAGCAGTACGCCCGCCTTGGGATTGAAGGCGACGGCGCCGATGGACGCCACAACAGACCCCGGCGCCGTGCCGAGTGTCTCAATATCTACCATAACGTGGCATTCGCCACCGATAGCTGCAGTCTTGTCGTCTAACGAAATTCCGCGCATTGTCTCTGCCTCACTGGATGAGAAATTGTCTGGTGGGGAGGCCCGCGGCGTGGAGCCGCCAAGCAAGCGCCGCGGGCCGGCTTGGTTAGTGGATGGTTGGAGCTTTCCAGATCACCCGCCCGCCCGCGTCTTCGACGCGCAGCGTTCCGGGGTTGGCGTTTGCCGCCGCAATGGCGTCAAAGGCGCTTGAGAGCGTGAGCGGATACCAGCCCATCGCGCGGAAGAAGAGAAATACCTCGCCGACGGGTTGCGCACCCTGCCCAACCATTACTTCTTCCCCCACGGCCTGGCGCCGGCCGCTGCAGGTGCTGCCGCCGCTGGCCGATTGTCATTCACGGCCGCACGGTGGTTGTCATTGGCAGGCGCGGCAGGTCCAACGGAGGGCTTCGGCAGGTCCCCCTCGTCCGGGAAGTAGTATTTCTTGATCTCGTTGCGCGACTCGTAAACCTTCCCGTCCTTGCCAGTCTTCTCCTTGCTCATGCCGATCTTTGCCATGAATGCCTTGAAATGAAGCTCCTCCGAATCCTCGATCGCCGGGATGCCGATGGCGCGACATTGCGCGGCGAGTTCACGCTGGCCGATCTGTTGCGCCTGTGCGTTCGCATTCTCGATGTTGAAATTCTTCCAAATCAGCCGGCCCTTGAACTCGTCTGGTTCAATGACGCTGATAGTCGCCTTCAGCATCGTGCCGCTGCCGCTGCTCGTTGCAGCCACATCGGACTCGGTAATCTCCAGCCGATAGTCGCCATCGGGGAGCGGCGTGAAGTCACGCTGCTCGGTATCGTGCTGCGTAGAGTCGAAAGTTGTTCCAAGTCTTGCCATTATGCGAGTGCTCCTTAAGCTGCTTCGCTGTTGGTGCCCGTGGGGGCGGGGAAATACTTCTGCAGTTCGGTGTAGCCGGCGCCCTTTTTCAGGGGCATGCTGCTGGGAAGCGAGAACCGGTTCTTTGCGAGGAAGCCCGGCCGCTCCTCAAAGTGGATCTGCCGGTCGCCGCCGCCCTCGCCGTGCGTCACCTTCTTGTTGAACCCGGCGTCGGCCTGCTTGAGTGTCATGCGGTAGTTGACGAACCCCACGATGTCGGCCGCTTCCTGCACGAGCGCCGCGGCCCGCTTGTGAAGCTTGATGCCATAGCGGCTGTATGGGTCGCTCGTCGGGCTGTCGAACCGCGTGATGTCGGTATGCGCCAGGAGAACAACCGCGATTCCGGCGTCCTTCAGGGCGGCGAGGCCCGAAAGAAAGTCACGCCACACCGCATCGGCCGCGACGTAGCCTTTCCCGAAACCCGCATCTTCAATGTTCTGCCACTTGTTTTGTTGACAGATATAGGCCCACACAAGTGGTTCCAGGCCGTCAATGCTGTCAACGATGAGCGTCTTTCTGTCGTGATCCGTCGTCAGTAGCTCGCCGATGATGTCGAGCACTTCCTCGAATGTTTCCATCGTTCCGGGAGTTGTGAGTTCAACATCGGACGGTGGCGTTTCACCGGCCGTATTGAGGTAGAGCGGATCGGGCCACTCGCTGGCGAGCTGCGTCTTTCCGACACCGTGCACGCCATAGATGACGGTAAGCGGTGGCTTGTTGCTCTTGGTTGATCTGAGGCTAGAAAGTGATTTTGCCATTGTGGGAAATCTCCGAACGGATGAGGGTGGCGATGATTGCAATCACGCCGATCGCGAACGCGATTTGTCCGATGGTGTCGAGGTCTGGCATTAGGCTGCCTCCACTACACGGACGTTCGCCTTGTTGACTGAGACGTGCCGCATGAGTTGGCCGGCGCGGTCGGTGTAGTGGTCGTCGGTGTAGATATAGATTGAGTGCGGCTTCATGCACTTAACGGTACCGTTCAGCCCACCAGCAATGCCGCCAGTGATGCGGACGCGGGCGCCTTGCTTGAGCGGCAACGCGGCAGGCTTGTGGTGGTGGAGTTCTGACGCACACCACGCGACATCAGACTGCCACGCTACCCGGAACCTGCCGTCATTTTCGCCTGTGATAGTGCCGATGTCCGACTCGCCTTCCACATACACACGGTCGCCGATTTTGAAACAGGCCGGATTGGCGGCAGGCGCAACAGCGACCTCTGGCGCAATAAGTTCGAGTTCTACCGGATCAAACACGCCGTAGTCGCCGGCCTTGTTCACGACTTGAATCGACCACGTAGCATCAGGAGTGACACGTGTTACCGTCGTGTCGACCCAATGCGGTCCGGAGTTCGGCGCGCGCACACGGTCACCGACCTTGAAGCTAGTAGCGGCCGGCGCGACGAGTTCGATTTGTCCGCCGGTAACGAACCATCGGTCGCAGTTGTTCAGATCTCCTGATCCACCGTGCCCTTTGGACCATCCGGAAAACTGCACCTCATAGTCGCCGTCTTGCCAGGCCACGCCAACAACGACACCCTCGGTGCCGATATCCGGCCCAAATATGTCCTTTGCGACCCGCACCCGATCGCCGATATTGAATCTCTGTCCCTGTGTCATTCGTCGCTCCTTATGCCGCACGCAGCGGGATGATTTCGGCGGCCGCAACAGGATGCGGTTCGTCCGGATCGTCGAGTTCGGTTTCGAAGAAGGATCTGTAAATCGGCCGGCCGCTGGCCGTGGTTGTCTCAATCACGTACTCGTTGCCGCGATTGACTCCGTCCTTCCGACCGACGATTCGTCCTTCGACAATCGCCTGCACTTTTTCATCAAGCTCAAATTCAAAAGACATGGGTTCTCCGTTCGCGCTCCATGCGCGTTGGTGGTGGGCGTGTGTGTGGTAGTGGCGCCAAGAGCACCCTGGAGCGCAGCGCGCCGCGCTCGTGGCTGCGCTAGGTGGTGGCGCTGATCACGGGGCCTCGCTAAGCGTCACGCGCTGCGTATGGCCGGACTGTGAATCGAGGAAGATATCGGCAGGAGCGTCGAAGTCTGGGTCGACCGCGGAGCAAAAAGGCGCGCCGGAGCTCCGGCCACGGCCCTCGTCAATCGGCGGCTGCTGCTTTCCGAAGCGGAACGTCGATCCGTTCCAGTTGGCGGCAAGGATAGTGGACTTGGCGGATAACCGTCTTCTCATGGGTCGCTCCTGATTCCAGTTCCACAAATGTAACCAGTGGTAACCACCATCGTCAACAACTGTTTGCGTCTCAATGTTACAAATGGTATCTGTTGTGCGCCTAAATTGTTATGGGGATTGTGAAATGTCGTTGGCGGATCTCGTGCGGGACGCACGAAAAAAGAAGGGCCTAAGCCAGGCTGCCCTTGCTGAGATGATCGGCCTTACGCAGCAGGCTATTGGGCAGATTGAAACTGGTGCAACGCTACGGCCGGAAAACTGGCGCGAACTCGCGCGCGTTCTTGATATACGCGATGATGAGATGGCCGAAGTAATGCGAGAGGGCCAGCGAGAGGCACGCATTGCTCGCGGTGGGGCGACGGTACGATTCGCGGGCGGCGCTGCGAGCCTCTTGCGCACCGCGGGCAACGTGCCCGCTCCGCGCCCGGCCCGCAAGATTCCTGTAGTCGGTAGGGTGGCCGGAAGCCCTTTCGGAGAGGGGCATCTGATTATGGGGCAGATGGTCGACCAGACGGACTGCCCGCCATGGCTTGAAGACGTTCAGGACGCATATGCGCTCTATGTCGTTGGGACTTCTATGGTTCCCCGTTTTTATCCGGGCG